ATGACAAGATCAACAAGATTATCAAGAACACCACTGGTCAATTGGTAATCAAGGAGTATCCAACTGCATCTGCACACTCTGGACACTTTCGTGGTCTTATCAAGGAGCTCGCAGTCAAGAAGTCATTCAAACCAGATATCATCTTCATTGACTATCTAAACATCTGTGCATCTAGTAGATTCAAGGGGGCAGCAAATGTCAACTCGTACATGTATATTAAATCGATTGCAGAGGAGCTTAGGGGACTCGCAGTTGAAACAAATGTCCCGATTATGTCGGCAACACAGACCACAAGGAGCGGGTACTCCAACACAGATGTTGGTTTGGAAGACACGTCAGAGTCTTTTGGTCTTCCTGCTACGGCAGACCTCATGTTTGCGCTTATTTCTAGTGAGGAACTTGAGGAACGAAACCAAATCGCAGTCAAGCAGTTGAAGAACCGATACAATGACCCAACGATGAACAAGAGATTTGTTATCGGTATCGACCGTGCAAAGATGCGTCTGCATGACCTAGATGCAAGTGAACAGGAAGGTCTGGTTGACAGTAACCAGAAAGAAGACACATTTAATGAACCTGTATTTGACAATACAGATTTTGGAGAAGGATGGCAAGTATGAGCATACCAAGAATTAATCCAAGCACATGGGAGTATGTATCAAAAGAGGGTGATGCTCAAGCATCGGTTCTCTTGCGTGGTGACCACAAGTTCTCTGGTGTAATATATTCATATGGACGCATTAGTGTTCCAGAACCAACACCAGAGGGGTTGGCTAAACTCTCGTTTGACTATAACATAGAAGACAACAACAACATTCCTCGCGATGAGTTCGATGAGGATTTCTTTACACTGATTGGTGATATTCTAGTTGATATCATTGAGCAAAGAATGGAAGAAGAAACATTGATTTATAAAGGAGGCACGGATGAGTAATTTTTTACAGGACGCAATCAAGGCAGCAGGAAACGAGTACGCTGCAATCGTAGATGATGGAGTAGAGGCGGGTGATGTAGAGAACTTTATCGACACTGGTTCATACATCTTCAATGCACTCCTATCAGGTAGTCTATATGGTGGACTACCATCTAACAAGATCACTGCGATTGCGGGTGAGAGTGCGACAGGTAAGACATTCTTTCTTATGGGTATGGTCAAGAACTTCCTTGATGCGAACCCTGATGCTGGTGTTCTATACTTTGAGAGTGAGAGTGCAATCACAAAGCAGATGGTGATTGACCGTGGTATTGACCCCAAGCGTATGGTTGTCATGCCGGTCACCACTGTACAGGAGTTTCGGACACAGGCAATTCGTGTTCTGGATGACCACCTATCGAAACCAGAGGGTGACCGTCCACAGATGATGTTGTGTCTCGACTCACTGGGTATGCTGTCCACCACTAAAGAGGTAGAAGACACAGCAGACGGAAAAGAGACTCGTGACATGACACGAGCACAAGTCCTTAAGGCTGCGTTTCGTGTTCTGACACTGAAACTGGGTAAGGCAAAGGTTCCTATGGTGGTTACCAACCATACCTATGACGTTGTGGGTTCCATGTTCCCAACTAAAGAGATGGGTGGTGGTTCTGGTCTGAAGTATGCAGCATCCTCTATCGTCTATCTGTCTAAGAAGAAGGACAAGGATGGTACTGAGGTTGTGGGAAATATTATTCACTGCAAGAACCACAAATCTCGTTTGACCATTGAGAATAAGATGGTGGATGTAAGACTGTCCTATTCCACTGGGTTGGACAAGTACTATGGTCTGTTGGAACTCGCAGAGAAGTATGAAATCTTCAAGAAGGTATCGACTCGTATTGAGTTGCCTGATGGTTCGAAGCAGTTTGGTAAGACTATTCTGAATGACCCTGAGACATACTTCACTGAAGATGTGATGGCTCAACTAGAAGAGGCAGCAGGGAAGGAATTCAAGTACGGTTAACGGTCCCACGCCTTGATGGCGGTGAAATTGTTAAAGGAGAACTCCATGCGGTCAACAAGTTTGACCGCATTTCCTTTTACACGATCAATTGCAACGTAACCTTCTGGGTTAGTCACCTTATATCCGTTGGACGTGCGAATAAACGTATCAGTCATCTGACGGACTGAATTGAGTTTATTCACGATGACCTGTTTTGCATCTACGAGATGGTTCTGGAACTGAATGATGTTGCCTAGATTCTTGGTGTGTTTCTTGACTTCACGAACATACTCTGTCTGCATGTTCTTATACTTCTTCTTACCAGCATCACTCTTTGCCTTCTCAATCTGTTTGTCGAAGTGCATTCTGACCCAATCTTCATATCCTTTTGCATGTGCGGTTGGATTAGTAATCTTCTGACCTTTACGGACCATACTGTTGTTGTATGTCTTGAGTGATGCACCGGCCAGATTGCCTGTCATACTGTCCTGTAGACGTAGGAACGCCTTTAGTCCATTTGCATTGATACGTTGGAATGTGCGACCTGTATCACTGAGGTATTTGGTTACCAGTTGTGTCTCTTTGTCTGTGAATGTGCTACTTCCAGATGTATCCTTGTAGGTTGCATCATCCATCCACACTGAGGATGTCTTCTTGAGTCCTCTGATGTCTGCACCAAAGGATGCCTTCATGGACTGTAGATCGTCACCTGTGTATGTGGTGTGGAATACCACACCAATCTTTGCACGGCTCATGGACTTACCCAAATCACTGTCAGTAGGAACCGCATATACGATGGTGTTGGGTTGGAATGTGTAGTAGGACACCCCATCAATTGTATCAGTTTCGATGTCGTCGGTAAACATCAAATCACCCTGTAGAACACCCTTTATACCGATTTTAGAGAGTTCTGAGAGGGCTACTTTGAACTTACTGTTCAATGTACCAGACAAGTCAGCATCAATCTCCTCGTTGCTCTTATACAGCTTAGGATTGACGTTAAACACGGATTTCTTTGCGACAAAGAACTTTCCATCTGCTGGGTCAATACCAGCAAAGATTGCGGGTGCGCCATCCCATTTGACTGTCATGTTTACGGAAGAACGGGAACTTCCTGCCAACATATCACGGAGAGAACGGAGAAAGTTAATTGCAGCCCGTCCACCATCAACGCCATAGTTGAGTATTTCGTCTTCAAGGTGTTCAAGATGTAAGTTCTTGCCACCTTTATCTTCAGAGAGGAGTTCTAGAAATGTGTCCATTAAGATACGTCCATTGTTCTTGGATTGTCGAGGAGAATGATATCGAAACCAGCAGTATACCGACCATTATTAGAACGAGTGCTAACTCTTACATCAATATCACTCTTTTCTGGAATTGGAAGGGGAACTCCAAACTCGTATTCATATTTACCACCAGCACCTGTGACTTCAAAAGAGTGTCCGATTCTGAATGCAGTCTGTCCAAAATATCTAACAAACATGCTACCTGTTGCATCTGCACCATTCTGTGCGGTACACACACCTTTCAGAAGATAACCAATCTTACCAGCAGGAATAGTATACACACCCATGAGTGTCTGTGATTGGCCAATGTTGATTTTTAGAACTGTTGTTGAACTGATACGAACATCAATTGCACCAACGTTATCTGCACCTTCACTGATAAACCCTCTAAACACACGAATAAAGGAATTTGATGTTGTCACTGTTCCACTGCTTGATAGAGTAACCTCTTCACTGAGTGGATCATAATTACCATCTAATCCTTCGATTGTCAACTTCTTTGCGTTGTCAGATGCATTTACTGCCTGCACTGTTAGAGTTGACGCACTAGAGAATGAGGACCACGGATAGATTGTATCATTTACATCCCACACCGTTCCAGTGGTATTGATACTCATTTCAGGAACAGCACCAAACTTGTGAATGGATGATGCACCTCGAATGAGTCCTCTTGCGATTGATAGTCTTTCGTCTTTGATATAACCTGTTGCCATGTCTCTATTTATATCACCTTGATTATTCTGTGTCAAGTACCTTGACAGATTGGGGTAAATGATATATAGTGCATACATGTCTTTTTATACAAATGTTCTTCAATACGGCAACTCTCTTCTGGTGCGTTATGTCGAGAACGGCAAACGTCTCACCAAGAGAGTTAAATATCAACCCACACTATTCGACCTTGTGACTACGAGGGAGAAAACAGGATACAACACCCTAGATGGGCGTGCTGTACTACCGCATAAGTTCGACTCCATTCGTGATGCCAAGGATTGGATTGCAGATAGAGATAATCAGGATATCGTGTTTGGTAACACGCAATATCCCTACTGCTGGATTGCAGACGAGTATCCAGGCCGTGTCGATTGGGACTTGGACCAGATGCTTGTCATCACCATCGACATTGAGGTGGAGTGCGAGAACGGTTTTCCGAAACCAGAGGACGCACTCGAGCCCATGTTGTCCATTACCGTCAAGAATCATCAAACCAAACGCATTGTGGTGTGGGGATTGCATGATTTCCGTAATGACCGTGATGATGTGACGTATATCAAGTGCGAGAGTGAAGTTCATCTGCTCAAGGAGTTTCTTGCGTTCTGGGAGAGAAATGTACCAGATATCGTGACAGGATGGAACACTGAATTCTTCGATATTCCCTATCTCTGCAATCGTATCAAACGAGTGTTTGACGAGGATGAGGTGAAGCGACTATCCCCATGGCGCAACGTATTTGACCGTCAAGTGTATCAGATGGGTAGAACACACCAGATTTACACCATCGACGGAGTATCTGCACTGGACTATTACGACCTGTATCGGAAGTTCACATATACGAACCAAGAACGGTACACACTGGACCATATTGCATATGTGGAGTTGGGTGAACGTAAGGATGGCAATCCATTTGACACTTTCCGAGAGTGGTACACTAAGGATTATCAGTCATTCATCGAATACAACATCACTGACGTTGAACTGGTTGACAAACTGGAAGACAAGATGCGCCTCATTGAGCTATGCCTGACGATGGCATACGAGGCAAAGGTCAACCTGACTGATGTTCTTGGTACGGTGCGATACTGGGATATTCTCATCTATAATCACCTTCGCGAGAGAAATCTGGTCATTCCGCCCAAGAAAGAACATGGCAAGAACGAGAAATACGAGGGTGCATATGTGAAAGACCCACAGGTGGGTATGCACAACTGGGTAATGTCATTTGACCTTAACTCCCTGTATCCACATCTGATCATGCAGTATAACATCTCACCAGAGACGCTTGTCAACAGCGGTGCAGACCTTGCAGAAGGTATGGTGGATAAACTGTTAGAGGGTAAGGCAAAGAATGACACTGAATACTGCATGACACCCAATGGTGCATTTTTCCGAAAAGATATCCGGG